GGGCAATCCAGGACACCGACCTTTAAACTTTGATGAGCCTGAGCCTGAATACGGTAAACCATCAATGCCAAAATGGTTAAAACGGTTTCCGGTGGCCAAGAGAGAATGGGATCGAGAGACTGAGATATTGCATAACATGGGAATTCTGAGTTTTGCTGAAGAGGGTGATTTGGCTATGCGCTGTTTTCTGGCTGCAAAGATTCAACAACTATCCAGGGATCCTGGATCCAAAGAGTTAGGCAAAATCAAAAATTTGATCACTGAATATCGTCAACTTGGTGGGATACTCGGTCTTGATCCAACTGGCCGTACCAGATTGAAAACGAGCAAACCTAAGCCAAAATCTAAGGCCCAGCAGTTCAGGGATAGAAAGAAGGGGTAATATACAACGGAGGGAATCACAATGACACCATCGAAACGAGAATGTGAACAAGCTCTAAGAAAGGCGGGATATTCCCGAAATATGGCAAAACAAATTGTTGCATCAGGTCTGCCGGGATATCGAAATTCATTAACGAATGAAGAGCTTATCGAATTGGGCCTAATGGCTAAACCCTATAAGGGAGATGCAATAGATCTGCTCATGGACCGTGCAAACTTATTGCTACACTAAAATACTAAGATGAAACAGGGCGTTTTCGCCCTTTATTCATAACCGAGCGTAACTAACGGGATGTTAGACAACGAAGTTGAGCTAATAAAATTTTTCAGTCTATACATGCGGGAGGCATGAAGGACTAAGGCCGCGAGAAGTGGTCAAAAAGATTTTTTCCCAGTTCAGCGAAACGGGAACTTGAGGCAGTCGGGAAGACGCTGAAGCGCCCGTCGGAAGATTTACAAATCAATCAACTGACGAGGTGCAAAATGGACGAAAAAATCAAATCTGATATACAAAAATTAAGTCAAAAGAAATTTGAAATTACAGCCAAAGCCGAAGCTAATGGCCGGGAACTAAGCCAGGAAGAGCAAACTTGGGTTGCCGAATGCGACGGCGCGATTGAAGCCCTTCGAAAACAACTTCCAGGATCACCTGTAACCCTTCAATTTGGTGGGGTCTCTGCCGCACAAAGAAAACCAGGAAACTGGACGCCCGTTGAGCCAGGACATTCGAAAAGTTATCAAAATCTTTTTGGTAACAGGGGGGAGTCCTGGGCCAGTATGGGTGGAACTCCAGACACTGATTTTTTCAGTGCCGTGGCAAGTGGGAGACATCATCCAGGGCTGAAGATGATTTCCAACTCCGCAACCGTGACTTCACCGGAAAGCGGAGGATTTATTGTCCCATCGGAAACGGCAAGTCAAATTCATGATATCGGTTTGGAAGGCGATTTTGTAATGGGGAAAGCATGGGTTGTCCCTATGCGACACGGAGAGATAAAAATTCCCGCGACTCAAATCGGAGATCATTCATCAAATTTGATGGGCGGATTTCAAGCGTATTGGGTAGAAGAAGAAGGAACACTTAACGAGGCCAACCCAAAAGTCAGAGAAATAACATTAAAAGCGCGAAAACTGACCGGTTTAATCAAATACAGTGCGGAACTCTTCGCGGACTCTCAGGGAGGCCAGGATGCAATAATCAGTTTATGTGGAAAAGGTTTAGGTTGGTATAGACTGAAAGCCTGGTTGCAAGGCACGGGAATTGGTGAACCCTTAGGGGTTCAAAATTCCCCTTGCTTGGTGAGTGTTGCGAAGCAGACGGGCCAGGTCGCGGATAGCATAGTTTTTGAGAACATCCTTGATATGATGGCAGCCTTTTACATGCCAGGTTGGAACCGGGCTGTGTGGGTCGCAAATCCTAGCTGTATACCCCAACTAATGTCAATGTCCCTTGCTGTCGGGCTTGGGGGCGCTCCTATTCAACCGGCAATGATCCCGGACGCACAAGGGAATTTTACTCTTATGACAAGACCAATGATATTCACCGAACATGCGCCAGTGCTTGGGGATGCTAACGATCTGATGCTGTGCGATTTTGGGCAGTATGTTATCGGGCTAACCGAGGAGCTAAGATACGATCAAAGTATCCATCCTGCATTTTTAACAGACCAGATCTACAGTCGTCTGATTACTCGGTGTTGCGCAACAACTTTGTGGGATGAACCGCTCGTATTGGCGACTGGTCAAGAGGTTTCACCTTTTGTCGGACTGGCCGAAAGAGCATAAACGATTTTGAAATCAAAATATAAGGAGTTTAATCATGAGACTATATCAAGAGAAAGTAATCATGCCTTTGTTAGCGAGTGCTGACATTGTGGCCGGCGTGGACAGCGATTCAATCAATTGTGAAGGATTCCATCATGTATCATTTGTCATCGTCTTTGGTCCGAGTTATGCCGGGGCTGCTCCAGCGGAAATCAAGCTTTACGAGGGGGCAACAGCAGGAGCCAAAACGAACGCCTTGACATTCCATTACGTTTACACAAGCGCCGCGATTAAAGCCGCGAATGGTGATGTAATGGCAGCAGCAGAGACCACCAGTGCCGCACTGAGCATCGCTACTGCGACAATGGTTTCAAGGATGCTGGTTATTGAATTAGACATGGCCGAGATGACCACCGGAACTTACAAATATTTGACCCTGGAATTTTCAAACGGCGCAGATGCCGGGGAATGTGTTGTGATCGCTATCGGGTACCCACGCTATGCGTACAGCAATAAAACGCATCTTGTATAAAGGGGGTGCTTGAATAATGGCAATTTCAATAACAACACCAAATGTTGAAGCGGGCTTCATAGTCAATGCAACGAGCGCATCTGTCGCGGATTGCGAAGAACTTGTTGCAGCTGTGGCGGGAAAACGGATTAAAATTTCGCACCTAAGCATTTATAGTACCGATGCAATTAGTCTAACATTAGGTGCGGGTGAAACAGCCGGGGCAGTGACTGCCGCTTTGCTCGGCCCACTGGCTTTTCCGGCAACAAGTTTTAGACAGTGGCAGTTTTACCCGTCGTATTTGTGGTTGCCGGTGGCGACGTCTTTGACAATCGACGGTGACGCTGGCGCAGTCTGGATTTTTGTACAGGGAATCATTTCATAAATAGCCTGTTTGAAGCCTAATCCAACTTCAGACAAGCTTGGGGGTAAGTCGTCTGAGTAATCAGCGACAAGCTAAATACAGGCTCTCATAATTCCCCCACCTCCTGGCCGGGGCGATCATTTCCATTTCTAAAGACTCCACTCCGCAGATTTGGAAAAATCGCTCCGGCCTTTTTTTTCTCAATTTGATTTTTCACTTGATTAAGATATTGAAAAGTTGTATAAAAAACCTAGATTTTCATCAATAGACATTAGGAGGAGAAAATGGCCAATAAAACCGAGTCTTTATTTTTAAAATTAACGCCGGAACTAAAGGAAAAGGGAGAAAAAACAGCGAAAGAATGGGGCGTCAAGTTCCCTGATTTTGTTAGGGATTCAATAGAGTTTTACGCTTCATTCTCTGAAGGATTCCTCAGTCAAATGAATATAACCGCCTCTTCAATGAAGCTCCCGATCCCTGTCATTATTGAAAATTTGCTAATGACCTATATTGCAGCAGATAGCGCTCGATTGGATGTTTTCGGTGTCAAGCCTAAAGCTTTTCAGAGGGCATTTCTATTCACTGAAAAAGGACTCATTACTGGTGCACAAGTAAGTGAAATTTGTTACGAAATGGCTATAAATGATGCCAAAAACGTCAAAAAACGCCTAGAAATTGGCGTAGAAAGGGGCGAAATGGTCCAAATTAACACTGAAGAGGCAATCGATTTGTTATCTGCACTGGTAGAGAAACAAGGCCAGACAGGAGCCTATGCCCACGCCTAACCCTGAAATAACGTTCAATGATTACAAAGGCGTTTTCGTTCAACGAATACCGTCGTATGCGGTTAAGATGCCCGGTCATACCTGGAGAACTAAGAAAAAGGCGTTATCCGATTTGCCTGTTTTAGCACACCTGCAGGGGAAATATTCGACAGGGGTTTTGTCAAAATACTATCCTGAGTTCTGTACCATTGATATTGATAAACGAGACTTTGAGGAAGTGGAGAGGATAAGGGAAACACTGAGCCTGGACGAGCGATCATCCATGCTTTGTAAATCGGAAAGTGAAAGATCCTATCATCTCCTGTTTCGTCCTGAGTACGGGGGAGAACCTCCAACCACAAATCTGTTGCAATCGGCATTAAAAGAATTTGCGACTATCCAAAACATCGAAGTTTTTCCAAAGGTGAATAAGGCCATTCGACTACCCTTTGGACCGGGGCAGGATTGTCTTGATTTTGAATATCAGAATCTAACGGGTTGGGAGAGTCAACTTTTCTGGTTTAACAAACTGGATTCTTTTGACTTGGCAGGAGTTCGAGGCCATCAGTTAAACCTCAACCTAAAGGGCAACAACGGCCACGTTGATGTTCCTACGGTCATGCAACAGGCACAGGAATATCTAAAATACGGTCTTCAAATGCCATCCAGCAGGGAGTACGCACAATTCGTTATTCTCTTATCCTTATTCCGTCAAAACGTTCTGCAGAAGGATGCTGAAAGCATTGTCTGGAATTGGATTCAAACCAGGTCAAATGGTTATTCAAAAGATTTTTTGAGATTCCCTTTAGCTGTCAAAAAACACATCCAGAGGCAAGCTCAAAAGATATGGTCTGATTACTCGTTAAACCGAGTCTATCCGGATCGAACACACAACCAGTCGCGGGGATATATTACAAAGCCAGACATAAACGAAATTCTAAAGATAACAGGGGCTTCTATCCCAAGATCAAAACTCCTGTTCGGTATTGTCAAATACATTTATCCTGATCATAGGCGCTATAAAGATTGGGTACCCATAAGGACGCAAACCCAGTGGAGGGACCGCGACAAAGGCTATGGTAATGACACCTTGAGAGATTGGGGAGGGCGTTTGACGGTCCCTAGATATTTGAATGAATTCGAAGAAAAGGGGATTTTAAAAAGACAACGTTTCTATATTCCGGGCAAAGTCTCAATGAGCATCAAGTTGAATTGGGACTTTAAAATAAATACACCTGCTGTCCTATACGAGGGCCGGGCCATAAACTCTTGGGAGGATACAATTAGATGTCTTATGGAGCCTAGCGAGTTCAGGGAGATGCTGAGGGGAGCAGGGGCAACCAGACAGGCCGCATACAGAGTAGTGACAGACACTTATAGGGGAAATCAGGAACCTTTACAGCGTAAACAAAAGTGACTTCATTATAACTATAATAAGGGTTTCTAGGGTTTTGAAAAAGGGGGTTAAAGGGGTAAGCGCATTTTTGATGAAGCTGGTTCCAAAGTAAGGATTACTGCTCTTCAAAATTCGGGCGGTGCAGTCTGAGAAAAGAAGACTATTTGAAATTACACATCGGTGTGTAAATTTCATAGAATGTTAGATCGGTTTAACTGATGTATTTGCATCGGTTTTAACTTTGTCCAAAAATGGACGAGGTTTGAAATTACATTACGTAATGTAAATTTCAATGATGTATTTGCATCATTGGTGTGTAAAAGTGAGTTAGATCAATTGAACAAAAATTCAGTTGATCGGGATCCGGCAAAACTTTGAACAATAATTCAGGGTTTTTATGAGGAAGGAATGGGAGGTTATCCGAAGTCAACAATCGGTGACTTCACTATAGGCGAACCATGAGGGCTTTCCCCCAAAAGGTAAGGCTTCGTCGGTTGGCCTTAAGGACACCGGACAGGGTTGGGACTCCCTACCGTTGTCCGGGCCTTGATAGGCCAGTAGTAGTCGGTGAAGTGGATCGTTCTGTCAGAAACACCATGCAGGGTGAGGAAGGCTATTACGGCACTGGCTAGGGCGGGCCAGGTCCATACTCAGGTATAGGCCTGGTCCTAAAAGTCGATTGTCGGGCAAATATGAAAGCCGTCGTTGTGACTAACTACGAAACATTTGTGACTGAATGTGATCATTGTGTGATTATCGTGTGACTAAGGAAAAGGATTAAGCCTCTTCAACCCAAGGGGAAAGGTGGATCAATGGAATTTGTCATAGATGAAGATAGCCAGCGTCAACTTGCTCGAAGTGAATACGCGCGGATCATAGTTGGATCGTTAGCATACTTAGCTCAAAGCGTTGAACTTTGTATTTCTCTAAGAGACATTGACGCGATCAAGGAAATGGAAAGCGTCTGTGCTTTGATGTTCGAACAAGCAAGAAAGATATTGAATGAAAACGAGAGTCTTCAATAGGGAGATAGGGCATCTAAGTCTTACAGAGCAAGACAGTTTGAACCGTGGCGGTAGGTTTGCACTTTTAATCGCGTTTTGAATCTTTTTCAGGGAATTTCGCATTATGGAGGATTATGGCGGGTAGACGACCAATACCGAGAAAATTGAAGCTATTAAGGGGCAATCCAGGACACCGACCTTTAAACTTTGATGAGCCTGAGCCTGAA